ATATACCTACGTTCTAAATTTAGAGCTGGTGTTCAAGTACCATTCTTGAGTCAAATAGGAGTTTGGAACGGAACTGGTTCACCTAACTGATAAAATATAAGGGGGGAGGCAACTCCTCCCTATTTAATAACAATAAAAAAAAATACTAACTATGGCATGTTTAATGACAGCTGGATATAATGACAGAACTTGTACCAATGGAAAAGGTGGTATTAAGTCTGTTATGATATTTCCATTGGGAAATATGAGTGGAGCCAATGTCTCAGCTACAAATGAAGTTGATGCCTTGACTGTTACTGGTGAGGTGTTCTTATATAAGTTAAAATCTAACTTATCAAGCTACACTGCTCCAATTAGAGTGAACAAAGGAAATGGAACACTTTGGTATGAACAAACCTTGACAATGATCTTGGCTTCAGATACTAAAGAATTGCGTTCTGAGATTCACTTACTTGGACAAAATGAGTGTGTATGTCTTGTTGAGAAAGCAGATGGTACTGTTGTTGCTCTTGGATTTGGTGAAGGCCTTCAGATTGCTGAAGCTTCTGCCTATGGATCTGGAGTATTGAAATCTGATAGATTAGGTCATGATATCATCATGGGTGGATTAGAAAATGATCCAGTTCCAGATGTTGATCCTGATGTTTATCAGTCATTATTAGCACAGCAATCTCCATCAATTTAAGAATTGATAAACTCTTATTGTAAAGGGAGGGCTATGTCCCTCCTTTTTTTGTATATTTGAAATATGGAAATAAAAGCTAAGTTTATTGGAACAAAACAATGGTCAGCCATAAGAAGCAAATGGATTGATATTGAGAGAGGAAAGGAAGGATACTATGTATCTCTTGGATTTCTCCACATCTTTGAAAAAAAGAAACCTAAACTAATGAAAAATGTTGAGAATACAGAAAGCAACGACATCAAATTTGATAGTGACAGTGACGGAACTGACAACAGTGAGTCCAGTATACTACCTATTTGAGTTTGAGCATGAACAATCTTTTTTAAAATATCACTGTATCCTTGCAAATATCAGCACAGGCACATCAAGATATGATGAGTTCTTGCTTGATGATGGTGTTGATGTCACCTTTGATTATGATGGATACTACACATATAGAATCTATCAGCAAACATCATCAACCAATCTTGATCCTGATCTATCAGATGGCTTGGTTGAGGAGGGCAGAGCTCATGTATATGTGATTGATTCACCATCCAATGAGTTTAATGAAAATATAACATTCAACATATATGAATAAATTTGAATCAATGTCATTCAGAAAGGACTTTCTCTTGCCAATTGAGGAGCAAGATAGAATGCTTGGCTTTATTAAATGGGGGAAAAAGAATGACTATCCTTATTTTTTGGTGGACCTTTACAATGGATCAGCCTGGCACCAGGGAATAATCAAGAATAAAACTCACTACATTGCTGGTGCAGGGATTGAGGTTGTCACTGGTACCTTACAAAGATTCCTTGAGAATCCATTCTCTGACTTTACAATGGATGAAATTGTTGAGCAACTTGCATTTGATTATGAGTTGTTTGGTGCATTCGCTGTCAAAGGTACTTGGAATAAGGAAGGGACAAGAGTTGTCAGATGGGAATATCTTGCCATTGATATGATAAGAATATCCTCTGATGAAAGAATGTACTACCTATCAGATGACTGGACTGTTCAACAGCAATCAGCTGAGAAAACAAATCTCAGAACTATCCCTGCTCTTGATGAGAATAACAAGACAGGAGCATTTGTAATATATTACAAGGATCCATCTAAAAGAGGCCGAAGAGAGCAAGGAACTTATGCCAAGCCACCATATCATGGAGGGATAACAGCTATTCAGACTGATTGTGACATCTCAAAATTCCACATGTATGAACTACAAAATGGATTCAAGTCAGGAACAATGATCACTTTTATGGATGGATTTCCAGAAACTCAAGAGGAGGCTGAATCATTCAAGAATCAAATCAAAGGACCAGCATCAAACATTGAGAACTCAGGAGATATCATCATCACCTTTGCACCATCAGCAGATCAAGCTCCAAGAGTTGAAAGTTTAACAGGCAATGACCTGGATAAAAGATATGAATCTCTTGAGTCAAGCGTTCAACAAAACATTTTAGTATCTCATTCTGTGGTATCTCCATCATTATTTGGAGTTGCTCCTGAAGGATCATTCAATGCTGCCGAATCAGCTGAGCTATTTGAGATATTTAAAAAGACTTATGTTGATACAAGACAAAGGAGAATTGAGTGGGTGCTTAATTACATGATAATTTTATCAGGTGATGTTGGAACTGTTAAGCTTAGAGATGTTACTCCGATTGGAACAACTGAAGCTGCACCATTGCAACCAGTGATAGGTCAACCAACAGTAGAGGCACCAGTTGATGTTGCTAAATCAGCATTGAATGGAGCTCAGATTGCATCACTTATTGATGTGGTTGCTAAGATCAAGGAGGGATTGTTATCCAGTGAGAGTGCATTGAGCATTGTATTGGCATCATTCCCAACCATTGATGAGGCACAAGCTCGCAAGATTGTTGGATTGGACTCAACTCCACAGCAATTGAGCTCATGTAAGTTTGAACATCAGGATAATGATATTGAATACTTTACAAAATATGGTGAATCTGCTGGAGATTATGATGTGATTGCCACATTTCCAATAGCTTGGGATACTCCATCTGATGAGGTATTCTCAAAACAAGATCAACTCTTTGCAACCATTGGAGAAATCTCAGCAGAGCTGAATGACTTTGATAAAAATGTACTGAAGTTGATTGGTGATGGTGAGGATTCAAATGCCATTGCAAAAGCTCTTGATACAAACATTGAGGATATTGCCAAGTCAATGGCTAAGCTTATGAGATGGGAGCTAATCACCAAAGGAGAGGTCACTGATCTTGGAAATTCACTTGTCACACAAGAGGATATTCCAATTGAAAGATTTGAAGTGAGATATGGATACAGGACCAGACTTGATGTTCCTCCAGCAAAGAGTGGATCAAGACAATTCTGCGAGAGATTAATTGATCTAAATAGACTTTACACAAAGGATGATATTAACAGCATCTCAAGTAGAGTTGACAGAGATGTGTGGAGATATAGAGGTGGATGGTATACAAACCCAGATACTCAAGCATCAACACCATGGTGTAGACATGAATGGATTCAGCAATTAGTTGTAAAAAGATAAGATATGAACTACCTACTTTCAGTGGAGAATCTTAAAAAATTAGGATTAATCCATAGCAATACAGATACAAAACTCTTGGCAGTTGCTATCAAGAGAAGTCAAGACATGCATATTCAGCCAGCTCTTGGGACTCCACTTTACAGAGCTCTGCTTGATAGAGTTGAGACCAATACATGGACTCAGGATTATCTTGATTTGATGAATGATTATGTTGTTCCTTGCTTGGTTGCCTTTGTTGATTACAGGGCAGCATTGCTATTGAATGAGAAGATGACCAACAAAACAACTGGCAGAGTATCTGATGAAAATATTCAGGCCAATACTTTGACTGAAGTCCATGAGTTCAGAGATCAGTTGAGAAAGGATGCATATTTTTATAAGCAAAGATTGGTGGGATACCTTATGGATGACAATGCCACAAAATTCCCTGAGTATTGTGATATGTGCTCTGACAATTGCAATGAATTTGTGCAAAGAGATAGAACTGGGTACAGGCCAATAAATTGGATGCAATGAAATTCTCAAAAAAACAGATTGATAAATTAAAAGCATATCTAAATAAGGATGGAAAAAACACTAAACCAGTTAATGAAAGAGCTGGAAATAATAGCAACAGAGCACAGGCAGATAAACGAGTTCTTTCAAGGTGATTTCCTTGATGCTGTCTCAAGAGATGCAGCTCAATATCCTTTGATGGTTGTAACTTTACAGCCTGGATCAATGACTGATCAAGCTGTGAATGTCAATATGGTCATCTCAATCTGTGATAAATATAACATCCAGGAATTTAGACAAATTAATGAGATTCATTCTGATTGTCTGAGCATCTGCAATGATATCAGAATCACATTCCAACAATGGAGATTTGAGGAGTTCATGGATATCAATGGAGATATCACAACACAACCATTCATAAATAGAGGACCAGATGTGACTGCTGGATGGACAATCAATGTCAGTGCATCAATCTATGATTACAATGACTGGTGTTCAATACCATTTAATGATTATGACTTTGAGAATGGTAATCCTCCTCCATCTGGTGATTGTGGAGATCTCACAACTGATTATGAGGTTTATGTCAATGGAACGCTTGAGGATAGCTTCACACAAAACACAACAACCAACAACACAATAAATATCAATTTATAATGGCAACAACAACCATCAATGTAACTAATCAATTGCAAGATCTTCAATCAGTAACTGATGAAGGAAATATCACAACCAATGATATAAATCTTGATAACAGTGCAATCATTTTGGAGAACAGCTCAAGGCTTCAAAGTGGCACAATTGACAATGGAGCTGGAGGAGGTATTGCCAGAGTTTGCAGTATTGGATACCAGGATGAGTGGGAGAATGGAATGCAGTATTTTATTTCTCAAAATAGTGGTCAGATTACTTGGGTTAATTCAATAAATAATACTATACCAGATTCATCATTTGATGTAACAATGGGATATGTTCCTGGAACTATATTCCATGATATGAATAATCAGAACAAATACAAATGTACTGACAATACAGAATCAGCTGCTGTATGGGTGTCATTTTTTGAGACTCCACAACCAACAACTAATTATGGATTATTTGCTCAGACAGCAAACAGCACAACCATAACAGCAACAACAGCAGAATTAACTTTGATTGATGGTGGA